CAAAATCTTGTGCCGGACCTAGAGACTGCATAGGAGCGCCGCCGCCACCTAATCCAAATGCTTCAGCCGCATCAATTTGATTCTGAAAGCCAGCCATCTGAGTTGGATTAAAAGCTGCTAAGTCTGGCCCCATATATGGTTGATAGCCAATCTGCTGAGCTGCTTCAGCCCTTGCCAGGTTTCGTATCGTAGGCTCTTTTGCCCACTCAGGTATTTTTGCTTCGCTTGTTTGGCTTCCGCCTTTTCCACCACTCATCTTATAGCTCCTTAGCTAATGTGGTGAACGACTCAGTCCACCCTTCGTTTTTTAAGACTCTAGACCAACCTTTACGGCCAGCTATGGACATTCCGTCACATCCTTGAGCCTTTGCAAATTGTGCTGCTGAATCATTCATATCTACTATCTGATCCATCTCTCCTCCAGCCAAGAAAACATGGAATATCTTCTTTTTTGGAAAGACGATTATTTCTGTAACGGCGCAGCCTCTTTCGGCAGGCCAGAACTGATATCGCAATCGATGTATTCCCTCAACAATGTCGTCAAAATCGTGTGTGCCGCCTGAGTATTCAAGGGCAGATTCGATCCATTCACGGCATCGAGACAGCTCATCATCTATATTCATTCAAACACCTTTTATAATGCCTGATTATACCACTTATTGCCTTGATCTGGTGATACTAATGCGAACAGCTTCCGATGAAGGCGCAAAAGACGTAGCAGCAGCCGCATCTAGCCATAAATCAGTGTCATCAGTAGCCCAGTATAAGTTTATGTAATCGCCAGCAGAGAGGCTTACCTGGTCTGTAATAGCCAGCAGAGAATAAGCGTTGTTATTGTGTAAAGTTAAACGCTCAGAGTGATCTACGGCAACACCGTTTACCGCAAGCCAATAGTACATAGTTTTGCTGGCGGCGCTGCTGCTTTTTATTTGAACATGTCCTGTAATTGAATACACACCCGCTTCAGCAAAATCTATCTTAGTGCTATCGTTAACGTCTAGGCTTAACCCACCATTCGCAGAGGAAATGTTAAAAGGAATTTTGTAGCCAGTATTTACAGCAGCAGCAGTTAAAGTTACAGAAGATGCAAACTCTCCATATCCGTCAGCCAGGACGATTTGACGCCACTGATCATCTTTAGAAACGACTGGATACCCGGTGCGGTCCCATAAAATAACACCATCCTCCTGAGCTGTATCGCCAGCAACATAAAAAGCCAGCTTAGACTTAGTCCGAACCAGAAAGTCGTTTAGCCTTTCAGACCAGCGCCTGTATTCAGTTCTACCTGCAGACGGTGGCCTTTCAGCTAAGCTCATCGGCTACCTCCGGCAACAGCATTTATGCGCATCACTCCAGCCTTCCAATCAGTAAGCTCTACACCGGTCATTCGCATTCTAATTTGACGACCTTGAAATCTTACACCGGTTGGATTTAGCATGGTGTAAGGACCGTAAGAGTATTCTGTGTCAGTAGGGTAAAACCTTGTCTTGAACATCAAAGAAACGTCCCCGAGATTACTCTCATCTGGAATTACTTCATTGACCTTCATGATTTGCTCTCCATTACCGATAGAAATAGGTCCGCTTTCAACAAACGGAAGACTTTGGTCATGGTTGTAGTTAAACTCTTGGTTGTACACTTTGCCGTCTGGAGCAAACCAGATTGGGTTAGTAAACACACCAATGTCCACACAAGAGGTCCGAGCCATTTGGCCAATGTTCCAGTGATTCTCTTTGTAGTCATAGATAACGTAGCGATCATTTTCGTTTGACGCTCCGCTTGGGTAGAACCACCACAGCTCGTTGTACTGGCTGTTGTCTACGCAGGTAACCTTAGACTGCTGAGATCTGTTAATGTCCTTAAATACATAATCATGTACGTCACAGGGCATTTCTACCACTGCAGATCCGTTATAGGCAAAGAACCCATTAAACCCCATCCAATAGGCGCCTTCATCTACTGCAACAGCGCAGTGTCGAGACAATGCTCCACACGCAGTACCAACACGCTCAAATCCATAAACGACAGGAGGTCCGCTGTAACTTGCAACGTGCGCGTCAGTGGTCGTAAGAATAAGCGTTCTGCCCCTGGTGTTAATCCCTAACTGTATTGACCCCGAGGTTTGTAACTCAATGTCGCCAGCTTGGTTTAACGCGGTAGGCGCCCAATCAGTATTATCTTCTCTGTCGCACCACGCTATCTTTCGAGGGTTATTGCCAGGGGACAGCGCAAATAAGAACCTGTCTTCTGTAACCACTATAGCTTTACAGCCCGTAGGAGCATTAGTAAGCACAACAGCTCTATTTGAAGGATTTAACGTCCACTGATAAATTTTGCCATCCTTACTAGCGCAAGCGACCAGGTATTCACCCCAGCTATCCAAGGACCAAGTAGTAGCTTCGAGTCCAATAGCGTTGCTAGGGCGTGGAGTGCCAAACAGGCCTAGACCAAAGTAATAACCACCAAAGCCAATGTTAGCGCCTGCATCTTCTGTACCTGCAACATATCCAGCTGGAGTAATATCTGTAGTCACCCCAGTGCCTGATATGTGCCAAAGTTTCTCATATGTCCCTGCAGCTAAATTGGGATTTGCACTGTTATCTACCCACGCCAAAGATCCCCTCGCCGGATTGTTAATAGTAACTTTAACTGGTGACGCCGGGTTAGTAATGTTTTCTCTCTGCTCCCATCCTCCAATAGGACGCACAGCATTATTCTCCCAGCGTATAAAGTTAGCATCACGCCAGCGATTTGCTGACTCTAAATCTGTGCCATGCCTATAAATGCCAGCAGGGATATCAAGACTTATTAAGGGCATTATTTACTTCCTCATGTTCATTAACTTGCTAACACCGCGAATGCCAAAGCTAGAGGAAATAGCAATAAATAAGAGGTACTGGTACCACTCAGGCAACTCTTCTAGTGCTATAAACGCAGCAGATACTCTATCAATAACAGTTACATCGTTAGCTGCTATGGCGTAGCCTACCATGAATATTGGCACTGATAAGACAATAGTCCAGAACTCATCCTTCAAAGAATCCTTAGAGGCATCGGCCA